GCAATAGAAGTTATAAGAGTTGCAGTAGGTGATCCTAGTTATCAAGTAAAAGCTGGTGACGCAGGTATCATTGCTATGAGAGTGCCAGGTTTTGCAACAATTAAGACAGACGCAAACGCTAGAATATGGTTGACTTGGAACAAAGAATATCAAACTGTATCATTAGCAGAGTCAGGACCAGGTGCATTTGAAGAATTAAAAGGTAAGACTGTAATTATTGCCTTGACAGCAGAAGGATTAGGTGGTATAATCGCAACACCGACAGGTGCTAACTACGACTATGTTGCAGTTGCTTCTACTTTACAAACAGTAATAGATGGAGTGAACATAACTAGAATCGATATATCATTTCTTTTAGAATTAGTGCTTGCATTTTCAATAGGATGTGTTATAATACTGATCGCAAACTTCTTATCATACACAATTTTAGGCTTGACATTTGTAAGTTTATATGGTATAATGATATACTCAACATATCATCTATTCAATAATCATCTAATATTAGTAGATGTAAGTTGGGCAATTATTTGCTTGACAATTGTAGGATTTCATAGTACATTCAATCGTTTCATCAAAGAGTTTAAACTTAAACAACAAATAAGAAAACAATTTGAGAAGTACCTAGACCCTAGACAAGTTGCAATACTTGTGAAGAATCCTGAGAAGTTGAAACTTGGTGGTGAAAGAAAAGAGATGTCGTTCTTGTTTATGGACATTGTAGGATTTACACCTATTTCTGAATATTATAAAAACAAAGATGATCCTGAAGGTCTTGTAGAAGTCATTAATGATTATCTAAATCGTATGAGCAAAATAGTGTTGCAGAATGGTGGTACAATTGATAAGTACATGGGTGATTGCATTATGGCATTTTGGAATGCACCACTTGATTGTCCTAATCATGCTGAAATGGCAGTCAAAACTGCTATTGAGTGTGCCGAAGAAACAGATAAGATAAAAACAGAGTTTAAAGCAAAAGGTCTACCAGATATTAATATTGGCTCAGGTGTCAATACGGGGACTTGTATTGTAGGTAATATGGGTAGTGAGATGAGATTGGACTATTCTGTTATTGGTGATTCAGTAAATCTAGCTGCAAGATTAGAGGCGCAAACAAGAAATTACAAAGACAAAAATGGCAAGGTAACACCTGTATTATATTCATCATACACACAAGAAAAACTAGATAATATCAAGTCAGTTGAGGTAGATAAGATCAAAGTCAAAGGTAAAGAAGAATTGATTACGATCTATAAACCTATATAAATAGTAGTATGGCAACGGTATTTGATAAGATATTAGATAAGACAACAGGTCCTAAATCATATGACTGGTACAGAAAAAAAGTAGCGTCAATGACTACACCTGGTGCAAGAAGTTTGATTAATAAAGGTAAAGCAACATTAAGACCGAAGTATGGTATTATGAATCTTTTTGGTTATGACCCTAAACACAAAGATAGATTACCTTACTATGATAGTTTTCCTTTGATATTACCTTTAGAGCCAGCAAAAGGAGGTTTTATAGGATTAAATTTTCACTATCTGCCACCTGGTGCAAGAGTGAGATTTTTAAGAAGTTTAGCAGGGGATGCTAGTGATAGTAGATTTGATAAAAAAACAAGATATAATATTAGTTGGCGAAACAATACATTTATGAAAAAGACAGCAAAACATTATTTGTTCAATCATGTTAGAACATCATTTTTGAACATACCAGCAGATGAAATGGCAATTGCAATATTTCTACCTGTTGCAAGATTTAGAAAAGGAAGTCCGTACTAATGGCAATTTTTAGAGCAGGTAAGAGAATAGGACCTTTTGACATACGAGGTGGTATATCAAGAGGTGATTATAAATCTAGTGCTTATCACAAAACAGATAGAGATCCAAGATTTAAACAACATGCTAACACCGATAATACTATCGGTCGTTTTAGAGCTGCTATGGCTTCAGCAGAAGGATATGCTAGACCAGCAAGATATGCTATAAGAATATTCCCACCTTCTGCTTTAAGACAAGCAGTTAAAATGCAAAACGCCACTACAAATAGAGATGGTCAAACACTTGACAATGAGATGTATAACGGTGACGGTCAAGTTAATTTCAATTCTAGTGGTAGAGTATTAAATCAACTAACACAAACTATCGGAAGACAAGTTAATATACATTGTGATACTGTTACAATGCCTGGTAGAGATTTACTACAACAAGAAGTACAGTATGGAACAGATGTTAAAAGACAAATGGTTCAAACACATACTTACGAGGGAAATATAGCAGCAACTTTCTATGCAGATAAGTATATGAGAGAAAGACAATTCATGGAAGCATGGCAAAATCTATGTGTAGATCCTATAAGACATGAAGCAAACTATTATGATGACTATGTTGGTAAAATGCATATATATCAATTAGGTTCAGACACAGAAGTTAATAGAGATATGCCAACTTATGCTATTGAAGCTATGGATGTATATCCTGCTACGATAGGTGCAGTAGAATATGGATATGCCAAAGGAAATGAAATACAAAAGATAACAGTTGAATTTGCATACAAACAATGGCGTAATATGGGTACAGAAACGACAGGTATAGACTTCGGTCACGCTATGCAGACAGCTGCTAATGTTAAAGCAAGATCACCTGGTCTAATAGATAGGTTACCACCTAGTCTAAAAAGAGCAGGTAAAGACATATTTCAACAAGGGAGAACAGTATGGAATCCTATTGGAAGAATATTTAAGGGGAAGGTTTTCCCACCATTTACATAATAATTATATAATAAGGAGAAAATATTATGGCGCTACCTAAACTGACAACTCCAACGTATGAGTTGGAAATACCATCAACAGATGAGAAAGTTAAATATCGTCCGTTCTTGGTAAAAGAAGAAAAAATATTAATGATGGCAATGGAAAGCAAAAAGAATGCTGATATTGTTCAGGCAGTAAAAGACATTGTGAGTGAGTGTACTTTCAATAAAGTAAACATGAGTGATTTACCTATGTTTGATGTTGAATACATTTTCTTACAGATAAGATCAAAGTCTGTTGGCGAAGTTTCTAAAATTAAAGTACTTTGTCCAGATGACGGTAAGACTTATGCTGATGTAGAAATAGATTTAAATGAGGTCAAAGTTCAAGTTGGTGATGAACACACTAACAAGATTGAATTAAATAAAGATATGGGTATAATTATGAAGTATCCTACTATTGATTCATTTAAAGAAAGTGGTATACAAGATATTAATGCTAGCAATATGTTAGAAGTAATTAGTGCTTGTATTCTACAAATATATGAAGAAGGTGGTAAGAAAACTTATGACCCTAAAGATCAGACTAAAAAAGAGTTGACGGATTTTATTGAGCAATTGACAACAGGACAATTTAAAGAAGTTCAATCTTTCTTTGATACTATGCCTAAATTAAAACATACTATTAAAGTTAAGAATCCAAAGACTAAAAAAGAGAGTGAGATAATATTAACAGGACTAAACGATTTTTTCGCATAGCCCTTTCACATGATAGTTTAGAGAATTATTACAGTATTAACTTTTCTCTAATGCAACATCATCATTATTCTCTCGCTGATATAGAGAATATGCTACCTTGGGAAAGGGAGATATATGTAGATATGTTAATTACATATATTAAGGAAGAAAATGAAAAAGAACAACGAAGACAACAACAAGGAAAATAAAATGAGTGAAGACGTTAAAGTTGCAGAACCAAAACAAAAGATACAAGTTGATTTGGAAGTTGATACATCTGTCAAAGATTTAGGTATCAATCCATATGCAAAAATAATTCATATGGCAAGAGCCGTGGATGCATGGAGAATATTTCCTAGATTGTTCTTAACAGTTTATATTGTATTGTTATATAAATGTGTAATATGGTATATGAATTTACAAGCACCTACTATGGAACAAAGTGGGTTAATCAGTATCGTTGTTGGTGCTGGTGCTGCTTGGTTTGGTCTATATACAGGAAGTAAATCAAAAGGAAAATAATGGCATTAGGAACACCATCACTTGCAGGAATGAGCGGAGTCGCAGGATTTAAGTCAGACTCTCCAGCACTATCTAAAGTATCAGATAACTCAAAAGGTATGTTGAAGATTGCGGCTGAGATGAAGTCGCCACTAGACGGTATGGTGTCTTTCTTTTCAAGTATAGATAAAAATATTAGAGAAGTAGCTGAAAAAATAGGTGAACAAACAGGCATATCAAGATTGATGGCTAAGATCATGGGTAAAGACTTGAAACTAGAAGAAGAGGCAGCTGCACGAGATAAGAGAGGTAGAAGTATAGGTGGTGCAAAATCAGGTGTATCAGGAGAAGATGTAAAACCTTTAGGTGAAGGTATACTTGCTTCTTTGAAAGACGCATTTGACAATCTAATACCAAAACAAGAAATTGGCGAGTTAGGTAAGATATTATTACTTGCCACAGGTGCTTTAATACTAGTTAAACTTGCACAGAAATTTTCAAATCTTATTGCACCTGTATTAGAGTTCTTTTTTGAAACATTAATACCAGGGTTTCAAGAATTAAATGCTACTATCATGTCAAGTCCTACTGGTTATCTAGGGGTAGGGGGACTTGTTGTAAGTACAACTCTATTAGTTCAGACATACGGAACAAGAGTTAGAGCATTCTTTTCAAATATAGGTAAGAGTATAACAGGATCACTTAAAGCATTTAAGACTATGATGTTTCCTGCAGGTTATTTTAAAACAATAACAGGTGCTTTTAGTAAGATAACAGCACCTCTTTTAAGAGTAGGAACATTTATATCAAACTTGGCTAAAACAATAGGTAGTGGTGTTGCACCTATACTTAAAGCTTTACCAGGTGTAGGTGCCATAGGTAACTTTGGTAAGTTGTTTGTTAGATTTTTAGGTCCAGTTGGTCTTGTCATACAAGCATTTGTAGGTCTATTCACAGGTATAAAAGACGCAATAAATGAATTTAAAGAAACAGGTAGTATATTAGGTGCTATTCAAGCTTTCTTCGGTGGTGTATTTGACGCTATTGTAGGGTCAACATTAAACCTATTGGCAGACATACTAGGATTTGTAATCAAGAAGTTAGGATTTGAGGGTA